CAGGTTGCAAATTGGGAGTTTCCGAAGCGGACAAGCGATGAATTGGTGGAGGTTCTATGAAGAAACTTATTAGCTTTCTTATTATGGTTTCGATCGGCGCAGCAGCCGGCCAGGCCAGGGAAAGACACTTCAGCTACACCGAGTCGCGGCCCGTCATTCCTCCCCGTCCAGCGATCGAGACTCCGGAACCACCGGAACCGCAAGGCGGCACCGTCAATTCAAACCTTCGCATCCCTTCTATCTTCGCTTTGGTTTTCGGTGACGGGCAATCCGATGATGTGTACGTCCAGAAGACTTCCTCGAACACCATCACAGTCCACGGGAACCTGACCTGCACCGGAGGGACGTGCGGAGCTGTCTCGATACCTGCGCTGTCCAGTTTAAGCGACACCACCATCACCACGCCGGCCAACAACGACTTGCTCACTTACTCCACGGCGGATTCGAAGTGGGAGAACAAGCCGATCGGAGTGCAGCCTTACCGATTCAGCGGCTTCGTTGCGGGGACCTACACCACCTCGCAAGTCTTATTTGCGGTCCCGGTCGGGAGCACCGTCACCTTTGCGGCAAACTTCAGCGGTTCTCAGGCAGTCCTGCAGGCGGCAGCGACGGCTTCGACAGTCTTCATCATCAACAAAATTATCAGCGGGACGCCGACCCAGATCGGCAGCATCACTTGCGGAATCTCTGCCACGGTATGCACGTTCACATCGTCCAGCGGCTTGACGCAAAGCCTAGCCTCGGGGAACGTGCTAGAGATCGTTGCCCCCGCTTCGGCTGATACCACTGCCGGCGCACTCGGATTCTTGCTCCTGGGGACAAGCTGATGAAGAAACGGATACTCCTGGTCCTCATCCTCTTTCTGGCTCCGCTGTCCAGGGCGCAGATCACGATTGTCCAATCCGGTCATGCTGTTGGTGGCGCGGTCTCTACCACCGCCGCTTACAATCAAGCGGCGACCCACACCATGTTTGTGTTCGCATCAGCTTACGGCACAATTCTCACCGGCAACATCTCGGACACCGCAGGAAACACCTTCACGCCAGTTTTCACGGCAGGAGACTTCGTTATCACCGCAAACAACGTTCACGTTCAGGCATGGACCGTCTTTGGCTGTCTAGGCAACGCAGCCAACGTAGTCACCATTTCGACGATGGGTAATGATTTTGGTTCCGGTGGCATCTCCGTCTACGATATCACGGGAGTAACTGCTCTTGACTTCAAGGCAAACGGTGCGTCGGGTTCTGAAGCGATCACATTTAGCTCAGCGCACGCCAACGAAGCAATCGTGTCATTAGTCGTAAACTTTCAGAACTTCTTGAGTGGAGGAAATACGCCACCAGCCACATCGCCTACTTATACGCTCGACCCAAGTGGACCTTTAACGGGCTTTATAGTCGGAGCAACCAAGGTAGTTTCGACGCTTCTAACAACTGTCACCGAGACGTGGACAACCGCCAACTCAGCTTACGATCAGGTCTTTACGTTCGGGCTTACTGCAGCAGCGGCAGTGAATCCAAGTCAACCAGTTGTCTTTGTTACGGAGTATTTGGGCTATGAACGTCAGAATGAAAGAAGAAGAGACTCCGGTTGCCCGTCTCGCCGCGGTGGTTGTCTGGGTAACAACGAAGATCGAGAGAAATTTCGAGAAGACTGGCAACGGTCCGCGGATTCCAGACTACGCCGACTATCGCGCAGCACTCGCGCCGTACTTGAGGAGGGAAGAGCTGCTGTGGAGGATGGATGAAGCCCGGAGGACAGCCGAGACGGATGAACTCACAGCAAGGCTGAAACAACTAGCCAATGAGCTTTTTGAATGTGACGTGGCAATCTCTAAAATTCAGAGCACCCTCACATCGTTCGATCGACGGATGCTCAAGGAATTGAAGATCAAAGAATGATTGAATCCTCCGGAGAGTGGCGCGACGAACGACTCTGGGTGTTGAAAACGCTAGAGAAGTTAGAGGACGAACAGCGCCGGGAAGTGGAATCGGCTGCCCTTATGTCGCAAGGGCAGCTAATAAAAGCGAGTAAGGATATCCAGGAAGCGCACATCAAAATCCGGGCTCTCGAGAAGGCCAGGAGGAATCTGAGCATCAAGTATTGGATCGTGACTGGCGTGCTCTCCGTTGCCACAGCTTTGTTGCTGAAGGTTTTAGAGAGGTACTTTCACCCATGACCGTGCAAGAACTTGCCGAGGCCTGCCGGAATATCAGCGAGGACAGCATCAAGAAGCTGAAGATTGAATCCTGGATCTCGATGGAGCTAGGGCGCATCGTCAACCGCAAACACTATTTTTGGAGGCGGGCGGCGATCGAGTTTGACACCGTAGCGCAGCAACCCACTTACGACCTCACCGCCGGCCCGAATGCCATTGCGGCAGACTTCATGCAGATGGGCAGCAACCTGTTCCAGTTCGACGGAACGAACAAGACCGGGGAATTGCAATTCGTGGATGACAACCTGGGATTGCTGAAGATGCGGAAGGGCACCACGGTCACTACGCCGTCAGTCTTTAGTATCGAGCTAGGTTCGAACACCAAGACCCTTCGCCTAAGCCCCATCCCGGATACCGTCTATTCCTATGCCGGCGTCTACTACCGCGGGGCGGTCATCAACTGGAACAGCCCGGACGACGAAGAAATTCCCCTGGTCCCTCCGGAAATGCACTATGTCGTTTACCAGGCCATGGAGCGGCGAGTGTTCTTCTACCTGTACGGCCAAAAAGACCCCCGTGCGGCGATTGCCGTACAAGCCGAACAGCAGTGTCTTGGAGACCTCGACGCCTACAAGTCTGGTTCCACAATGCAAGCCTTGGAATGGCGATCAGGGGACCATAACGATTTCGTTCAAAGCACTCGTTGAGGTGGTATGGCCGGCAGCCGTGTAGCCTTCGAGGATTTCAGCGGAGTAGATAGTCGATCGAGTCCCCTCCGTCTTCCCCCAGGTAAAGCTCTGCGTCAGAAAAATTGGAGACCGATGCCGAACGGCACGCTGCAGCTCCGGAACGGTTATACCCGGCCTCCCATGCTTGGAGCGACAGACGTAAATCCGATTCACTCCGCGGCTTACTACGAACTCCACGACAACACTCAGCAGGTTCTCTATTCCCAAGGGAATGTGTTGCGGCTGTACGCCGTAGCCAACGGAAGCGTTTCAACCGTCTCCACGCTTTCGAATACGCTCTCCTGGAACGGATGCTTCGCAAACAACGCCTTCATGTTTGGGAATGGCGTCGATCAGAAAATCTACGACGGCGCCACCCTGCGGAACATCGGCATCCCGGCACCTACGGCAGCGGAAGCTGCGGCGGTGACGGTATCCTTCTCGACCGCGACAACCGGCAGTTGGGCAACCAGTGACCCCACCCTCCTCGGCTATCAGCTCTTCATGTGCTACTACAACCCGGTCAACGGAGCGGTCGGCAACCGTATGCAGATCGGCGCCAGGTTGCAGGTGCTCGCTGCAGGCGGTGAGATGGTCTTGACCGGCCTGCCCAATCTGGCGACGTACAGCGCGGAATGGGTGAAGCTCATCGGCCGAACCGGAGATAACGGCCTGGTTCCAAACGCGCTGATTGACGGCAGCGGAACGTGGATTGTTGTGGGGAATACGCTGACCACCGCGACTATCCTGGATGCCGCGACAGATCCGAATTCAGAGCTCCCGACGAGAAACGGGTTTCCGCCGAAGTTCAACAAGATTTGTTGGGCTCTTGGACGCGCCTACGCGATCGATGAGAACGACCCGAGCGGCGTAATGTTTTCCGAATCTCTTGCCGATGTGCCTTCCGGGCTGTTTGTGGGAGACCCGCGGCAGTCTTGGGCGGCCTCGAGCAAAGTCTACTTTCCGACAGGTGAGCGATGTATTGCCTTGCATACGCAAGACGATCAGGCATGGGTGTGGACAAGGAACCACTTAGCCATTCTGACGGAGTACCAGGGAACCGATGCCAGCTTAGGCCGGCCCGCGGTCCAGTGGATGGGCACTTGGGTTGGCGGTATCGCTACGAACCGCGCTTTCGTCAAAACCAGGCATGGACCTTTCTGGGTGTCCTACGATATGGAACTCATGTCTCGGCCCGTCGCGGCCAGCTATCAATCCGGAGCTTCCGGACCTGTCCCGGTAAGCACCGACTACGAAGCTGCCTTGCTCGCTCGCATTGTTAACCGCGACAGCATCGAAATGGCCTACCTGTTGGATCCGTACAAGGATATCGACTGCATCTACATTCGCGGGCTCGATATCAACGGCAACGAGGTTGTCGTCGTCCATGACTTCGGTTCTGGCGGCATCGGACGGGAGCACGTCTACAACGTGGTATGCAACACCTTCGTTCGCAACCCGGACAACGTTGTTTCCATGAGGGACACCCTCGGCCAGATGCGCCTTTGGATTGGAGACCCCAACGGACTATTCGCACAGCTCGAGGACGGCGACGTGGACGGACCGAACCAGACCTACTCAGCGGACTGCGTGATGCTGTTCAATGCCGGCGCGTCTGCACCAACGATCGGAGATATCGAGTGGTTTGGCGATGCTGATGTAGAAATCAGCATGAGTAAAGACTTGCGATTGACATTGCAGGACCTCGATGCACTAGACTCCTTAGAGGCAATTTCGGTCAATCAGAACACTTCTCTTTGGCGGGCACAGATTGAAGAGAAGCTGCAATTTATGTACCTGCGATTCCAACTCGACAGTCACCCCGCAGACGGCACGTTAGCTCGATCATCCCCAATTCCAGGACTTCCGCTTGAGACCTACGGGCGGGTGTACGCCGCAAGGCCGGCGATGGGAGTCGGGCGCACGATCGGAGGATCGAATCCGTGAACATGCCCGTCGCCACGATGCAGAACCCCGTCTCGGTTGGCCTTCCAGGTTCAACGATCTTCCGAGGGCGTCCCGCAATCGTGCAAGATTTTCAGTATCGTCCGGGCACGCTCGAGGTGGTTCTCTTCTGGAACGCTCCCCAAAACATGGCCGGCGTAGACCGCTGGCGCATTTTTCAAGGTAATGAGTCCAATCTTATTTTGGACCTGGGAGACCGAAACGCCAGGCAAGCCACGATAAAGATGGCCGCGGCGGCTTCGGCCATGTTCTACGTGTGCGCGGTTAGTAAGTTTGGCCTGGAAGGACCGAAGAAGGGTATTCGCGCAATAGCTAACGCTGACTCTGTGGTGTTATCAGGGACAAGCGGAGCAACCGCGGGAACGACTTCCGTTCCAGATCATACCTGGCTGAACCAGACTGGCGGCGGCAGGTACATCGGTGGATCTGACCTATGAGGCAGACGCACATCATCAAGTTCAAGGATGGCGTTCCGGAAGAGTGCTGCTGGCCGGCATGGCATCTTCTTATTGACTACCTCGAGGAGAAGGGCGCCGGCATCCTGAAAGACGAACTGCCGAAAATGTCCAGAGTTTGGACTGAGATAGTCACGACCGAGGCAGGTTCGAAGTGTACGGGCTTTGCGACCATCGTGCAGGTGTGGGACGTGAACAACTTTCATTGCGACGATGACCGCACGCGAGCCCGGCTGATGCAGCGTATCTCGACCGTGCTTGAGGAGAGTGTTGGCGGGCGGGCTGTTGCTCTCGTATTCATCAACCCAGAGACAGAGAAAGACTGGATTCCGATGCTTGAGATCATGGGAGCGCAGCGGGCTAACCGCTGGCTAGTTCCTACCAGTCTCCCTCTTGAGAAAGGGGGAGAAAATGTGTTTCGGGCCGACTGCACCGCAAAGCAATCTTCTAAACACACTTAAAAACCTCATCCCGACGATGATAACGAAGCAGGATGCGTCTCTCGATCCGTTGCAGGCGTTTGGCTTGCAAGGAATGACGCAAGGGTTGCCCGACTTCCAAGCGCAGAAAGACTTCTCGAGCGGCACAGTAGCGCAGAGCACGGCGCCGGCAGCCGGGGGAGTTATCCGCAGACTCGCTGCTTCCGGACTGAAGACAAGCGATCCAGCTTCTCAGGGAGTCATGGGAGACTTCGCAGCTTCAAACGCCCGTTCCTACGACGCGAACCTTAATAGCCTGCTCACAGCAAACAATGCCGCGAAGCAGGCGGGCGCGAACAATCTTGCGGCAGTGGCTTCGGCGCGTAATCCGATACCGGCGCTTTCGCTGTATGGAACCGCAGCGTATTCGTGAGGAACGATGTGTTTGAACGCAATGCCGGGAGCAGCAGGTGCAGCACCGCCAGGAGCTACGCCACCGTCGCCACCGTCAGGCGTTCCAGGGCCGACGATCGACCCCACGGCAGGCCTCGGCGGTCCGGCAGCACCGAAGCCGGGGATAGGCAGCACGCTTATGAAGACCATCCTTGGTGGTGGGCTTCTGGGACAGATTCCGGGAATGCCGGGTGGGATGGCGGGCGGGGTTATGCCGATGCTTTCTCCAATTCTTCGGATGTTCAAGTGAGGCGACTATGTGCATGGATGCAATCAGTGGCGCCGTAGGACCTGACGCCAATACTGCTCCGACTACTCCGCTGTCAGTATTGAAAGCTGGCGCAAGTGGAGCAACCTCACCGGCGCCGGCGAAGGCTACCGGAATCTCGAAGGTTGCCGAGAATCCGTTGGTGCAAGGTGGAATCTCTGCTGCCGGCATGGCTCTCGCGCCGGTATTAGGACCGTTAGCTCCCCTCCTCATTCCCTTGGCTGGAAAACTTGTTGGCGGCTTGCTTGGGAAAAAGCCGACGCCAGGTTTCAATGCCAACGTCGTCGGAGGTTCGAACGGATTAGACGCGCTGGCCGCGAAGAACGCCGCGCCGGCTGCTCCTGTGAGAAGTTTCGGAGGAATGTGAAGTGGGTTTCAATCTTCTGCAATCGGTACTCGGCCAGGGAAACAACGCGACAGACCCGAACGCGCTGATTAAGACGATTCTCGCCGCTGCTACCCCTCCGGAACCAGACCAGCCGGAACCAGATGCCGGAACAGATCCGGGCGCTGGCGGCGACATGGGGCTTGGTGGGTTGAATCCTGGTACGCCAGGGTTTGCCGATGTTGCTTCTGCGGGTACCGATGCTGCAACTCCGAGCGCGAGCCCTATCCCCGCAATTCTTGGAACTCCAGCAAACGACCCGAGCCGAGCTCCATGGGCGCCGAGCACCCCTCCGGGGACTCCTCCGAGTCTCAACGAGGCTCTTCCCCCTGGCGTAATCAAGGAAGTGCTTGCGAATCCTGGGTTGTACAAGAATCTCAACTCCGTTTTGAACCAGACCCAATCCAAGGTTCCCAAAATGAGACCGCTGGACTACCTGATAGCCGCGGGTACTCCGATAGCGTCTGCTCTTCTTCAGATGATGACCTCGAGGAAGCGCAGCGATCGAGCTGGAAACTTTGCTGCAGGGTTGGCGAGCGGCGGGTTGCAATCACTCATCGGCATAGCCGGGCGGCCGGCGGCAGCAGCGCAGGCGCAGCGGCAAGCCGATATCGAGAACATGCTTCTCTTGCACACGTTGCGCGGAAAGCCGCAGGCGAGCATCGACTCGGCAACCGGAAAACCGACATGGGCTTTCGAGACTGGCGAGACGATGGGGACGGCGGGCCCGGTTCCGCGGCCAGGAGCGCGAGGCACGGTCGAGACGAAAGAGGTTACTGACGAATCTGGGGACACACATCAGATCGAGCGAGATCCGACACAAAAGGATTGGCAGCCTTCGATGATGGATGAACCTACGCCGGCGACGTCCTTCAACAAACAGGGCATCGACATGCCGGCAAGCACGCTGCGTGTCCCGGTCGTCAGCAAGAAGCAGCCGAAAGAGCCTAAGACAGAGGTTGGTTGGGGCAGCACCGATCCGAACGCAGAGAAGGGCGACACCGAAGAGATGATGCTGGCGCAACCAGGGAAGAAACCGGTTCATCTTGGAATCTTCCGGCCAACGGCAGGCAGAACGGAAAGCAAGGCGGAAGCGGAAAAGCGGCAAGTGAGCCACTTAGCGGTTCTTGCTCTGCAGGATGCTCATGCGCGAGCGAAGCCTAACGCCAAACCGGAGGATATCGTCAACGATGCGACAGAGGATTTCCGCAAGAAATCTAACCAGAGCCCTGTTTTGGCTGATAGAGCTAATGCAGTCTCCTCCGCAATCCGTAACATCGGGCGCAACGTCACGGACAAGAATCAACTCGGAGAGATTTTGGAGAAGTTAACTGAGGGACAAGGGAAGTGAAAATGCCCTTCTTCAGATCGGTGAAGCAGGTACGGCCCGCGCAAAAGCCGCGGGGAAGCGTATCGCAGTTCATCACCGAGAACTTCCGGCATTTCAATGCTCGAGAACTCCGGGAAGCCGCCGAGGCCTACAAGCGGCTGGTCGATTCAGGCGGCAAGATGTTTGTAACCGTTGCCGGCGCAATGTCCACCGGAGAACTCGGAATCTCTCTGGCGAAGATGATTCGAGAGGAGAAGGTTCACGCCATTTGCTGCACGGGCGCCAACCTCGAGGAAGACATTTTCAACCTGGTAGCACACTCTAAATACAAGGTAATTGCAGGCTACCGGCAGTTGGACAACGACGACGAGAAGAGCATCCATGACGCCGATATGTCGCGTGTGACCGACACGCTCATTCCGGACAAGGCGGCCATGGACACCGTTTCGAAAGCCATCTTCGATATCTGGAAGCGGGCCGACAAGGAGGGCGAACGGTCGTTCCCGCACGAATACGTCTACCAGTTGTTCCATGAGAAGACCTTAGACTTTGACGCCGACCCAGAAGACAGTTGGGTTCTCGCCGCGCACCAGAAGAACCTGCCGCTGTTTGTTCCAGGATGGGAGGATTCGACGCTAGGGAACATGCTCGCGGGGATGCGGATAAAGGGCGAGATCACTAAGCCGATCGTGAAGGACGGCATCGATTACATGATGGCTCTGGCGAAGTGGTACGAAGCGGAAAGCGGCGGGAAGGGCGTAGGGTTCTTCCAGATCGGAGGTGGAATTTCCGGCGACTTCTCGATATGCGTGGTTCCACTGCTGAAACTGGACTTGAAAAAGACCGTCCCGTTCTGGGCCTACTTCTGCCAGATCAGTGATTCACTTGCCAGCTATGGAGGGTATTCCGGAGCGCCACCGAACGAAAAGATCACTTGGGCGAAGATCGACAAGAGCACGCCAACATTTATGATTCAATCGGACGCTTCGATCGTTGCACCGCTTATTTTTGCCTACGTTCTCGAGG